TCTTAACAGTATAAACTTCTGGGCCTTCCCTTAAACCTTCTTCTTTAATATCTACAGGGGATACCGCCATATCACCCATAGCCATTGTAACCTTTTCGTCCCTCTTATACAAGAACTTTTTGACGGAAGTTGGATTTCCTTTTGTAGCCAAGGTAATCTTTTCTACTCTACCCTTGTTTACCATGTTCTTAGACTTGACAATATACTCAATGAAATCTTTACCCTTCTCTAGAGTAGAATCATGTTTAATCTTAACTGTAGAACCCTTCTTCAGATTGTCAAATACTTTGAGTAACTTAGGATCATTCATCTTCATTTCATTAAGTTCAGCATCTGGCAACCATGTACCTTCTTCAAGAGATTCAATAAATGATACTGCTTCTTGGTATGCAGGGCCTGTTGGATTAATCTTTCCTAGAACCTTTACGGACTCTTTGAGTTTTGTAATTTGAACAGTATCTTCAAGTTCAACTTCTTCTTTGTACATGTTCAACTCAAAGGACTTACCTGTGTTGTATACTTGTACTTGGATACCCTTCTTACCATCCTTACCCTTTAATCGGTAGGAGTTTGTTTTACCTGTCTTTGGTTTTGCTGGGCCTGTTGCAACCTTGTCATCAATTTCATTTGGGTCGATTTCGATTCCAAATTTCTTCTTTGAGTATTCATAAGAATGTTGCATAGCACCAGAGAATGTCTTGTGATACAAGTCATACTTCTCATCCAGACCTAGTGAATGTTGTCCAGATTTTCGAACCTTCTCTGCATCCTTCATAGTCTTGTAAGGTGTGCTTACGTTTACAAACTTACCCTTAGTCATAACCTGTACTTGGAAACCTTTGTTTGGAAGTTTATCAACGCCCAAATCCTTACGAATTTTGTCTTGATTACGATTCCCCAAATCAATGATACGAATTGTACCTTCTTTAGATGCTTCTTCTAGATCATCTTCTTCATCCATTAAAGATTTAATGTCTTTAACACTGAATCCCATCTTATTAGCAATCCACTCAGCAGTTTTACCTTTGCTGATATATCCGTGAAGTTCTTTCATCTTGCCTTCATACACTGGCACACTTTCTTGCGGCATTTCTGATACTTCTTGCACACTTTCTTGCGGTTCAGTATCTTCATTTTTTGCCTTTAAGACTGCGGCAACTTGAGGATGATCAGCCAATCCTCTTTTAATCTTTTCAATGGCACGCACTGCACCACTCATGTTAACACCAGCGTAACGCTTGTCTGAAGCGATACCGATTGCCATTTTAATCTGTTTCGGAGAGAAACCTTCACGAACCTCGGCAAGAGCTTCACTCATTGTTGTTCCATATCTTGTCATTTTACTTTTCCCATATTTCTATTTTTAAGGAGTCTTCACCTTTAATAATTCGGTGATACTCCATTGAGTTAATATTGTAGAGTTTTCCTTTAACCAACTCCACTGGAAGTTCGTTGTCCATCTGAAGTTGCCAACCGGCACCTTCTAGAACTGTGATCTCTCTGTCATTTACATCACGATGCCAAATCAATGCGTCTTCTTCAACATCAGATGCAAAGGTTCTAATCTTGTACTCATCTCCCCCTTTGTCCTCATACGGACTCACCAGAAGAAACTCCCACCACCACTTAGACCAAGTTGTTTAGCATAACGAGGCAAGTTACATGCCCAATAACCATCTTTAGTCTTGTCTTTCTTATTTGCACAATCATGTCTTGCAGCAAATGATTTTCTTGCAGCAGGGTCATTCAACTTAACTTTAAGTCCAGTTGTATCACCCCACGAAACTTTAATTACATTACCCTTGTCATTCTTTACATAAACGTAATACTTCTTAGAACCACCCGACTTAGGTTTATTTAGTTCAACCTCAGTCCCTTGGTAGTCAGCTTCCATCATTGGGCACTCTAAAGCGACATTTTTGCCTTCATAGATTGCATACTTACCAATATCGCCTTCCATTAAATCTTTGTTGAACCCTGTGGGATTAAACTCACCAGACTTATACTCAACTCTTTTCTCTTGGAAGAACTCATAGTATTTCTCAGAACCTACACGATATACGTTTGATTCGATGAGACTAGCAGTCTCGCATTCTTGACAACAATCTTCTGTTCCACAGTCAATATGTTCTTTGAATGATATTACTGGTTGGCCTGGCGTCATTTTCTGTCTTTCTGTTCTCTGGGCGTCTGTGCCGATTTCACGAGAATCTTCTACTGTTTCTTCTCCACGAACCTGTTGTGCAAGGTCTTTGTCCGCCTTACCCCAAGTACCAGATGACTTTGTTACGAATGAGTTAACTCTAGCAAATGCCCACTGTTGTGGTGTAGTGCCAGGGCGGTGTCCTGTCTTCCATGCAGCCATACCTCTGTCGTATACTTTCTTTAGAATACCATAGGGCATACCAGACTTATCTGCTTTTGTAATAAGTCCTTCAATCTTTTCATCTAACTGAAAATCTTCTTTAGCAACACAGTTCGGCACCATCTTGCCGCCCTTCTTTTTCATACCAACTTGTTTGTGAGTATCCCAACATGGGTCTTCCTCACCAAACATATCTTTAAATTTCTTAGTGTGCTTGGATGGTTTAGTGTCTGCATCCTTATCGCCTGGCGCAGGCCCATCTTTTGACTTTGCAAAGTGTGCTGCACGTTTCTTCTTGGTTGCAACAGACATCTCATCACCATCAGCATCTTTTGCATAATACTTAGCGGGTTCAGAACCTTTTCTGTCCTTAATGTCTTTGTCTTGTTTTACAACTTCATAAACACCGTGTATTTTTTCGTATGTTCTAGCCAAAGTTCTTCCATCAATACCAGCGAATGATTTTGCAATCTGTGTTGCATAGTATACGATGTCATGTGAAAGGTCGTTCTCTTTTCTCTTTCTGTCAATAACTGTCTTGAGAACTTCTGCCGCCTTCTCATATCCTTTTTTCTTTGTAGTCCTTGAAATAACCTGTTTAATAAGTTGTCCAGTAGACATCTCATCAAGTTCATACAACCACTTCTTGTGAGGCGTTCCATCTTCTTCTGCAAAGGTCACATAGTTTGTTCCTCTACGAATAATCTTACCACTCACACCACTATATGATTCGGTAACAACATCTCCGATATTCAATATCTCGCCACGAATATACATATCTCGTGCAACATCTTCTTCAGTGAATGATTCTGTTCTTGAAACAAACGACTCACGAACACCCATGAAATTACGAACATCTTTAAATAGAGACATTCCTTGTCCAAATCCTTTAGGAAGTCCAGCTTCAAAACCAAATTCCTTTACTTTACCTCTTGCATCAACAACATTTAAATATTGATTTTTAACAGCAGATGCTCTCATCTTAGAAGCAGACATACCAGACACACCCTCTGAATCTGGGTCTCTTTCCCCAGCAGAGATAACTTGAATGTTTTCGAATTCGTAGTATCCGTGTCTACCTTCCATTTTGTTGTACTTCTTGAGCAATCCATCAAACTCTGATACACGATCAGAACCTACAACCATTATAACTGATTTGTGTCCTTTATTGTATAGAGATACTGCAACCTCAAATACCTGTCTTGCTTTATCCACAAAGATACTTCTAGCATGTTTTGGGAACATCTTCTTCATGTATGCAACTTTCTTCACATAGGGAAGAGGGTCTTTCTTTGCATTTTCTGAATGAGATGCAAAGACGTAGTATGGTGCGCCATTACTCTTTGCCTGTTTAGCAAGTGCGTCTAGTAACTTCCCATGTCCTGTGGTTGGTGGATTGAATCTACCAAAAGTAAATACAGCGGTATTATCTCCACGAGCTTCATTGATGTCTTTAAAACTTCTCATTCTTCTGTACCCAATCCTCTAGCCTTTTTTAGTCTTTCTAATTCTTTCAGTCTAAGGGAAACCAGTAGTTTCTTTGCAATCTTCTTAACTGCTGCACCCTTAGTCTTCATAATTCGATTGTCAAGATTCTGTCTCTGCATTAGAGATAGATTCGCATATTCACTTGGTTCCATACCAGCGAACTTCTTAATAATAACCTGTTTCGCCTGTTTGTTTGCACGTTGTTTTATCTTCGATTCAGGCGCCTTCTTTAATGCGTTCCTTGCCTTCTTCGCTTTGAATACAGATGACTTCGCCATCTTCTTCATTCGTAAACCTATCTTACGTCTAGATGCAACAGACAATGCTTTACGTTCAGTTAAGTCTGGTATGAGGGAATCAAATGTTATCATTTATCCCACGCCTTAATTGCAGTAAAGTTATTAAAACTAAACTCCATTCTATCCACTAGTTTAACTGCATCTCCTGATACTCTATCAATAGCAACATATCCTTCTGGATTAGTAACTTTAAAACCATTTGCAGTTTTAATGAATGTATCTGTCAATCCCTTAACACTATTTAGTTTACTTACAACACCCATCTTTGCATCAACCAAGTGTCCTTGGAATGCGATAATGTTTTCTAAATTCTTAGTATGTTTCTTTACTTCACGAAGATACTCAGTCTGGAGATTGGTATATTTCTCTTTACCTTTCTCACTCTTAACTTTGTCTATTTGTTTTTGGATTGCATCAAATACCCACTTCTCGTATCCTTTTGCATGTCCTTTAGGGTCAGTAATCTTTGCCCCTTGTCGAACTTTACTATTGTTGTATGTTTTTAATTGAGCGCCTGCAAGTGTACCTGTAAATACATCCTGTAGTTTTAAGAACTTGTTTAGTAGAGGTGCATTGATTCTCTTGAATGTAGAACCAGCAAGAGATAGAGATTTTGTAACCTTCTCAGTTTCAGAGGCAGTCATTGTAGCCTTACCAGATACGTCCTTGTAAGTTGCATCATCCATCCATACTGAGGAAGGTTTACTAAGTCCCTTAATATTTGCACCGAATGAGGCTTTCATTCCTTGCAAATCACTACCAGCATATGTTGTGTGCCATACGACACCGATCTTTGATGACTTGATTGTCTTACCCAAGTTTGAGTTGACATCTACTGCATATACAATGGTGTTTGGTTGGAAG